CCTCACGCGAATGTTCGCCTGAGTGGGTACGGCCTTGAACAACTTGCCCAGCGTCTTCCAGGGTTTGCCCTGGCTGCCGTCGTTGGCATCGTCACCGTGGCTCGAACTCAGGTAGTACGTCGCGGCATACCGCCAGGCGTCCCCGTCGATCTTGCGAGATGCGTTGACCAGGCTGTAGTTGGTTGGGTACGTGATGACCGGCGCCGTGCCGTTCCCGTGCTCGTCTTGCACCAGGTCGGCGGGCATCACTAACCGAGGCTGTTCGCCCAACGTGACGTGGCGACTGGTCCGCTTGAGCGTGACCCAGAGACCAACGGATTGCCGCCGGAATGGCTTGTTTTCGATCGGAATGTACGCACCGAGCCAGCCAACGGATTTGCCACCGATCGGCCACTCATACACGACCTCGAGCTCGTCGAGAATCGGCTTGGCTTGCGTGCCGTACAGCCTGACCGTCACCGTTCCCGCTGGTGGTGTTCGCCAGTGGAACTGCACCGCACCGTTGGCGGGGATATCAACGCCTAGCTCGCCGGTCTCGTTGCTGTTGGCGTAGATGGGCGGACAAACCCCGATCTCGTTACCGTTGGCATCGACGAACGCGACCAGAAAGAAGTACGAACCCGCCGGGATGCTCCCTCCGGTGGTCGGCGGGTCGATCCACGGCAGCGGCTCTGTCCAGTCCTCACACTGAACACCAACGACTCGCAGCGGCTGCCCATCGAGCGTGGCCTTCTGGCCTGCGCTGGCTTGCGGCAGGTAATCGACGAACCCCAGATCCGCGAGCCGGTCGCATGGCTGATCGCCAGCGGCCAGGCCGGCGACGAACAGCACGCGAACCAGTTCGCCGTCCTGGGTGATCTCGGCGTTCCGCAAGGTAAACTTAGCCATGGGTGCGATGCTTGCTCACGTGGGCTCGTAGCCGTTGGATGTAGTCGGCAGCCTTGTCGAGGTCTTGCTCGGGCGTGCCCTTCTTGTCGTACCTGGTCAGATACTTCATCGCGTTGAACCGAAGGGCACCCTCGAACTGCTCGGGGGTCATCGCCGCCTCGATGAAGTTGATGGACTGCGATCCGTCTCGCAGCAGGTAGTGTGCGGGGGTGTTGTTCTCACTAGCATCGGCCGAGATCACCTCCTCTCTCGCCTCATCAGATCCTGATGTGGCGGACACGGTTCGCAAGAAAAGAGCACTCATGAACTCACCGGGGGGTTGGAATCGTCTCGTTGGTTCTCGGCCGGCGTGCGGATCACATAAGCCTCGCGCAGGTTCTGGCCTTCCCAGTGCTCGCGGGTGTACCAGGCGTAACCGTTCTGGCCCCACTTGGTTGTCCACGAGTTCTGCCACTTGATCGCCCACTGACCGTTCTTGAGCCGCTTAGCGCCGAGCCCCGCACAGATCGCGTGATTGCCCTGCCCCTTGGAGACTGGCACCACACCCTCGGAATCGAGATCCCAACCGCCAAAGCTCGGCACGCGGATCGAGATGTCGACGCCGCCCATGCGGAGCTGCACGGCCGACATGATCTGATCCCACGAGTCGAGCGCGATCCCCACTTCGGCTTTGAAGTTGGTGGCCACGTCGTAGGCATCTTTGGAGAGCCTGGTCGGGTTGATCGTGCCATAGGCGACCTGGCTCTCGGGAGCGAGGCCGGTCTTCTGGATCAGCGTGAGCGCCTCACCGATCGACGAACCCCGATCCCAGCCGCCGCACAAGATGGCATACGGAAACCAACCGCTGAGCGGAACATGGGGTTGCCCATGAAGCCAGCGAGCGAGTTCCATTGCCGTTGCGGTGGCGTGTCCGTTACAGGCTCCCTTGCCGTTCTGGTCTTTGACCGTGACGGGGAACCCGGGCTGAGTCGTAAGGTCAAACTCTCGCCATTGAGATTCCGGGATCACGGGCACAGCAAAGTCACCCGTTGGTAGGACCGAGCCCATCAACGGAGCGACGAGACCCAACGGCCGGAAGTAGCCGTTCGTGTCCTTGTGGAACGGCAGGGGGAACCCTGGCATTATTTGGCCCCCTTGAACTGCGTGATCGTGTCGAGGATCGCCTGGGGGTCGTTCCCCTTCAGCGCCTTGAGCACCTTGCCGGTCGCATCCTGGAACACACACACCGGAGCGTTCTTGGCGTGCTCCTCGAAGTGCCGACGAGCGATCTCGGCGTCACTGGCCGATTGGAGTCGCCACGAGACCGACTTGCCGTCGATCCTGGCTCTGAGCGGGGCGTGAGAGGTAACGGCAGCGTCGGCCACGCTGGGCGCGTCGGGCACGATGTACGTGACCCAGAGCGTACCGTCGATAGGGCTCGGCGTCGGAACTGGCGGAGCTGGAGGTGGAACCGGGTTCGGCCCTGGCCCTGGTCCTGGTCCCGAGCCGGCCGGGATGCTGATCACCTTGTAGGGCTCGCCGTCGATCACGACCACAAGATGACGTGGTTCGCCCCCTTCCAGGTCGATCACCTGGATATGAGGAGCGTCAACGGCGAGCGTGAGCAACAAGGCGATCAACACGGGTACGGTCTCACTGAGCGGGAGGAGCGGGAGGGGCAACCGGAACAGTCAAGGCATTGAGTGCATCGATCTGGGCCTGGAGGCTGGCGACGTCGGCATCGGCCTGGGCCTGCACGGCCTGGTTGGCGTCGATCTGGGCCTTGAGGGCAGCGATCTGAGCAGACTGGTCTGCAAGCTGGGCAGACTGGCTCTTTACCAACGAGGTCACGTTGGCGATGGAGGCAGACAAGTCGTTCAACTTCTGGGACACGGTCACGTCGGTATCCTTGGCGGCAAGTACCACCAGCAAAAGAACAAAAGCGAGAAACGCCAGAGCGGCGTACAGGGTGTTCACAGGAGGATCGGGATCACGATTTCAGCCGCCTTGAGCAACCATGCGGCGAGCTTCAAGGCGGTCGCTGGCGAGATTGGGCAGGGCATCGCCATCAGGCCCGGCGGCACTTCGCTTGTGTCTAGCAACGCCATCGCCTCTTCGTCCGTCAGCGGGCCAGGGCGATCCGCGAAAAAGTGTCCCTTGTCGGACCCTTCCAACGTCACATGGAGAGCCCAACCAACCAAATCGTAAGCCGAGTGAGCGAGCTGCAGACGACCCGCTGGGCTGTTGGCTGCCCCGTCCTTGATCACGGACAGAGCGTCCAGCATGGCGGCGGCGGGGAAGTCGGATCGGAACGGTGTGTGTTCAGCGGACATGGTATCACCTGGGTCTGTGCCGGCAGACGCTCTGGATCGCCAGCGCGTCAGGATGATCGGATTGGAGGACAGCCTTCACGTGTCGAAACACCGTCCGGGGACAACAACCACGAAGTCGAGCGACGTCGGTAGCCGGAAGGCACCGAATTAGATAGTCTCGCGCGACGTCGATCCGGTCGGCTGCCGGGGGTCTACCGATCCGGTTTTTCATGCTGTTGTTTTGCATCGCCCCTCTGTAATATAGGTGCCACACACTGACAAAAGTATTCCGCAAATCGTTATGGATTCAAAGCATATATTTTTTCCTTGTGTGACAAAAGGGGCAAGCATGATCGACCTGAGCGAATCGGAATCCGCAGTTCTGGCCGAGATCATTGCCGGCCCCGGGTGGCTGCCGAACCAGCCAGGACAGGCATGGACCCAGCGTCGGGTTCTTGAGCTGGTGTTCGGCTCGCAGGTGATCGCCGGCCTGATCACGTTGGGTTGGCTGGTGGACTGGCCAGAGCTCGAAGCGATCACACTCACGCCTTGGGCGGCGGACCAGCTCGGGGTGAAAATCGAGGAGCGACCCGGCGACGAGATCGAGGTCTGGGTGCCGACCACTGACCCTGAGCCTCCGTTCCGGCTGCCGAAGTACCAGGGTCCGCTCCCCTGCCTCGATCAGTTGCCGGACCCGATGCCCGCCAAAGCGGAGCCAACCAGGGCCGAATACGAGGCCCCAAGGTTGGCGGGTGGTCTTGGTCGGGTATTGGGTGACGTTGCCCGTCGCCGTAAACCGGGCCGGTACCTTGCGGGCTGACCCGTCAAGAACGGTGGTCAAAAACCCACAGGTTTCACGTTCACAAATTGGACAGTTACGATAGGCGCACATTTCGACCGCAGGTTTTAACCTTACCTATTTTCCCGAAACTGTTTACGTGAAATCTTTATTCTGACTCTTAATCAGCGGGTTGTAGGTTCGAGTCCTACGGGGGGCACTCAAAACCCTGTATTAAAGGCCCCTGAAAACAGGGGCTTTTTTGTTTTTCCGACGGTTAACCAAACTGGCCGATAAACGGCGTTAAAAGTCTGTAAAAGGCGCTACGCTTGTTACGATGCACTCACACCGGATCCGTCCGGTTTAACTGGTTCGTCCGGCTTGGTTCGTTCGATCGCCTTGCGAATGTCGGAATCTTCGACATGGGCATAGGTGTCCATCGTCAAACTGATCGTCGAGTGCCGAGCCAGGGTTTGAGCCTCCTTGGGATTGGCGCCTGACTGAATCAAATGGGTGATGAACGAGTGTCGGAGTGCATGGCCGTCCAGCACTTGCCCGTCCTTGTCGATGTACGGGATCCCGGCGCGCTCGAGGTCTCGTTGGAGTAACGTCGCCAACTTGTCGAACTGCCAGAGCGGCTTGCCGGGTGGTTTGCCCACCAACCAGTGCGCCAGCTTGTCGGCCAGGTCTCGGCGGATCGGCTGCCGGGCCTCTTTCTTGTTCTTGGTGTAACCAGCCGCGACCCGGATCGACGGGAACTGGTCGTTCAGGGAGAAATTCTCGGGGGTCAGGATCCGCAGCTCGCTCGCCCGGAACCCGGTCCCCATGGCCACCCGGTACAGCATCGCCCGGTCAAGCCCGGAGAGCGGGATCTTGTTGTGCTTGCTCTTGGTCGGTCCATAGGTGTACTCGTCGGGTCCGGCCTCGGTCGTGGCCAAGAGCTTGTCGAGCTCGGGTTTGGTGATCGCTCGCCGGACCCGGCGGCGGTCGACCCGTTGGTTGAACGGCTTGATCGCGCCCAGGCCGGCGGGTTGCTCTGAAAGCCGCGACTCATCGCCCAGCCATTTGATCCAGCCCAAGATTGCCGTCCGGGCATGATTGGCGGTGCGGGCGCTCCGGGTTTCCCGGAGCTTGCCCAGCGCCAGTTGTAAACGGGTCGCCTGGTGCATCTGGGCCAGACTGGTGATGCCGGCCAGTTGTAACAGGCGTTTAATGGCTCCGATGGTCTGGTTGATGTGTTTCAGACCATCGTGTTTGCTGACGAGATGGGCGCGGTAGTCATCCAGGTGTTCCTTGAACGGCCGGGTTGCCGCCGTGCGTGCAATCCGGTCGGACGATCGGGTCACTCCCTCACGGACCAGCAGCTCCTCGGCCTCTCGCTTCTGAGCGATCTGGAGCGTCTGGGCCTTGTTGATCGTGCCCTTGGCTCGTTTGGTGCTGCCGTCGGCAGCTTTGAACCCGTACCAGTATTCCGGCGAGAGAGAGCCGTCTTTCTTTTTCCGCTTATACACGAACGCCATTGTGAGTCGCCTCCTCGGCAATCCAACGGTTCACGGTACTCACTCGCCAGCGTGGATCTTGCCCTGGCGGAAGGTCTGATGGCGGGAACGGGTGGTCTGGTCTACTCCGCAGCATTTTGAATGCCGTGAGCTTGTAGCCCAGGGCGGTGGCCACCTCGATGGGCGTTAGTAACTGATCCAACCCAAGCGGTAGATCAGCACGACTAGGCGCAGACTTCGTTCGAGCCATGGACGACCTCGTTTCGTTTGCCAGTGACCTTGAAAAAGAGCCGGTTTTTCTCGGTATGAGACGGGGCGCGGCGTTTCCCCGGTTTGGCTTTGCACTCGGCCAGAAAAACTTCGTGCTGACGTTTCTTTTTGAGTAACTTCCACTGTTTGAGATAGACCGCGCAGGCCACGACTGGCGGATCGTCGGGATAGAGGTGGTTGGTGTTGAGGTCGCGATGCATCTCGGCTCGCGTATCCTTGTAATTGTCTTTCACGCTCATGTTTGGCCTCGCTCTTTGGTTTGAAGCTGAAACTTCCGCAGTTTTGCGTAGGCGTTCGCCACGAACCAAAGTTCTTCTTTCAGGTCTTCAACGGAGTGGATCAATTCGCGTGAGAACGGGTATGGCCCTTCGGCGTGAATTTGGGGCGGCGAGCCATCTACCAAAGTGAGCACGCCACGCATGCGGGTTTCGATCAGGTTGAACAGCCCTTCGGCCTGGTTGATACGAGATTGGGTCATGTCAGCACCCATCGTTGGTCACTTCATCTACAATCACGAGAATCCCGGGTGTATCGTCATAGACCTTGGATGCCACCACGTCCACGACCTGGGCGTCGTCCATCCAGACGACGTGAGTTAAGGCGTCGAAAACGGCGCGCTGAAGTTTGTCGAGGTCTGGCTTGCCGATCGGTACGAACGGAGCCGAGGCTTTCACGGCGCCATGGTTGCGACCGGTGCCGTAGTGTGACTTGGGCCTGGGGAATCGAAACCGGATGACGATCGAGACCGGACCCTTAAACGGTGGTTTGCTCATCGCCTGACTGGCAGTGAGCGCCACCAGCTCACGCCAGGGCTTGAGCTTCTCGGAACTCTCCACCATCTGGATGCGGCCGGAATACTGGTTTCGCAGGGGTCGTTTGCTGCCCTGGCTGATCGGCAGACCCTGCACGGAAAAGGTGGTCATGGTTTCCACTCCAGACTGTCGAGCTCGGCAAACATATCGGCGAAGGTGGTTCCGCAGGCGTGAGCGATGCGATAGGCGTTTTCAAGAGCTACGGCGTGACTTCCATTCTCGATGTGATAAATGGTCGTTTGGCTACAGTCGGTAAGTTTTGCCAGTGCCCGTTGTGAAAGGCCCACCCGTTGGCGAGCCTGGATCACAGCACGGCCAATAAGCACACGAACAGGAATCATCGGCGCCCGTCTCCCTTCTTTTTTTCCTCACCCTGCTTGGATTCGTGGACCTCTTTGCGATCGACCGAGATATCCTTCGGTGCTGTGATCCCCAGCCGGACCTTGTTGCCTCGGATCTCGACAACCGTGACCTCGACCAGGTCGCCGATCATGATCGACTCTTCGCGGTGTCTCGTCAGTACAAGCATCGTGCTGTCCTTCTTGTGGTGTCGTGTGTGTTAGTCGTTGGTTGATGGCGGAATCTGCCTTGCCGTTACAAAATGCAGTCTTGCCTGGCGTTTCTGGTATGGCGATAGGTTGCGGCTATCCTTGATCTTCCGTATCGCTTCGCATTTTTCGCACAGACCGTTAGCTATCTGCTCGTGAATTAGGCATGGTCTGTTTTAGGTGCCGACTCAATTGGCTGCCACTGAAACCGTGCAAGCTCCCTCCGTGCGGCGGTGAGGTTGTCGGCAAGATCTCGCAAGGCTGCCGCCACTTCGAGCCGCCCCAGGCCACGCTCCGCTGCCACTGGATGCACCCGCTGGATGATCTCAATCGCCGTGTCCAGATGTGTGGCGTAATCCTTTGCTTCCTCGCGTGCGGCGGTGAGGTCGGCACGGAGTTGATCTACCTCTTTAGTCGCACAAAGCACACATCGCCAGCCTTCGCCGGTTTCAGCTGTGTCGGCTTTCTTCCAGCCGCATTTATGGCAGCCCATTTCGTCGTCGCTCATCTCTCTCGCTCCTTGTGGGGCGTTCGTCCCGCCCCCGTGTGTCGGTGAAATCACTCGTGTGCGTTGATGGTCAACACGCCGTTGCTCACCGTGTAGACGCCAGTCCCTGCCACGCCAGCAAAGTCGCCGGTTGCGTCTGTGATCGCGTAATTGCCAACGCTCCCATCTGGCAACGTGACCACACTGGCCGTGATCGTGCTGCCGTTGGCGGTGGCAATCGTGAGCGTCCCCGCTTGCCCCTGCGTGACCAGGGCCACGTCTACGGTGTAGCGGGTGCCGGCAATGGCCAGCGATCCGGTGCCGGCCTGTGTCGTGGTCACGCTGTTGAGGGTGGACGTTGGCGCGTCGAGCGTGATTACGCCCTTGATTAGCGTGCCCGTGTGGTGAGCTTGCGTCGGCTCATGCGGTGCCCGCTCTGCGTGTGGCCGAACGTGGGCGTGCCGTGGTGCGTGGTGCACCGGCCTGTGATGCAAGCCGCTTAAAGATTCACGGGTTTCGAGTGCGTTGACGGTGGGGGCGAAGTGTCGTTTTCGTGTGCGTTGCATAACTGATCCTAGTCTTTGAGTGTTGAAGTAATCGTGTGCAATTGTGCCGCGACAAAGCGGCGAGTTGGTGGATCTAGTGATTTCAAGTCTTGCTCGATTTCCGCCAGAACTCTGGAGGCACGAGCGAGGTGGTTATGGGCAGCAATCCAAGCGATGTTCGCATCGCATGGCGCTGGTTTTGGTGGGGTTGGTAACGGGGTGGCCCTTGGGCTAAATCGAGGTCGGCCACGTTTGCGGGTCGGTATTGGCATTGGTAGCGCCTCGTCCTTCTTCTTTTCGGACTGCCGAGCGTGCTCGGCTTCCACCTGGGCAATAACTGACTCAGCTTCTGCTGGCATTAGATTCTCGCGACCATCGGTGGTCATTTTGGCGAGCTTGGCTGTTTTAACCGCTTGGATGCGTGCCTCGATCTGAGATTCAGTCATCTTCGGGCTCGCCTCCCAGCTCTTCGCGGATATTCCGTCCGCTCACTTTGAGCCCGGCGTCGTGTACGCGCTGGGCTGCTGCCAAAACCTGCTCTTCGGTGTAGTAGGCCACGTTTATCTCCTGTTCAGGTAAACATTCGAGCTTGTGCGTTGCGTTCCGGCTGAGAAGCCAGCCGTTCCAGATCGGCCGTATGCCGGTCCAGCAGGAACTTGATGTGTGTCACCAGCTCGGCCTTGCGGAGTTCGACGAGCCCGGTAACGGCGGCACAGTGTTCGGGTGGACCTTCGAGCCGGAGCCCTTCCCCCTCGAGGTGGATCCTGACCCCGAGTGCGGCCAGGGCGTGGATCACCTGTCGGGCTTGGTCGTTCAGCGGTCCCTCGTCATCAACCAGAACCGGCTGAGCTGGCGTTACTGGTGCCGTTCCGACGTGCAACCCAGACGGCTCGTCGTCGGCCCATCCGGCTTTCACCGGCGTGACAACCTGGACAATTTGCGGCATCGGGGCCGACGTCCAGGGCTGTTCGACCCACGTCATGGGTGAACCCTCCCTGAGCCGCGATGAGCCGCGTGATCCGCGACAAAATCTATCTGCGGTACCTTCACTCTCTTTTCTCCCTTTGTAAGTAACCTTGAAGTTCAACACGTGCATTAGAAGAACCGCGGATCACGCGGATCAGAAACTCAGCATTGATCCGCGTGTGCCGCGTGATCCGCGACTAGAACGAGTCGGCGTCTCCTTTCGACTTGATTCGAATTCCCCGATACATGCGGACGAGGTTGCCGTCGACTCGAGGTCGAGTCTGCTCGATCGTCGCCTCGGCAGCTCGCAGCGACCGGCCGAACCCCTGAATGTCGCCGGTGTGTTCTCGCCCCTGGGTCTCACACCAGCTTTTCCATTCCTGGTACAGGTCCTGGCATGGCACCCGGTGGTTCACACCCAGTTCGCACCGCTCGGAAATGAAGGCGCCGTAGGGGTTCGACAGGGTCTCGAAGTCTTCGAGGATCTCGCGGCCCGAGGCCGGCTGAAGGAATCGGCGGGCATCTTGCAGGTTCCGCCAGCCGGTGAGCGACCACTTGAGGATGCTCGGCAGCTCGGCCAGGATGCGTTCGCCGAGCGTGAGGTCTTCCTGGTCGAAGAACGACCTGGTCATCCGAAGGACGATCATGCGGCCGGGGAGCGCGCCGCTGTAGTCGCCCAAGCGGGGCAGCTCGTTCCCCAGAAGCACGAACCGCGTTCTCAAGGTCCCGTGCCAGGGTGTCAGGTGTTTCCGTTCCACCGACTGGGGATCTTCGCCGGAAATCGAAAGCAAACGCTCGACGATGGCCTGACTGTCGGCCCGACCGGAGAGCCGCGACTCGGGCACCACGGCGACCGTCTTGCCCAGCAGTTGTTGCAGGCCGAAGGGATTGGCCAGTGCCGAGAGTGTGGGAGCGGCCACGTTCTCTTCGCCCACCAGGGCCCTGAGCGTTCGGGTGATCGTGCCCTTGCCCGATCGTTTGGGTCCGATCAGGAGCAGGATCTTCTGTTGTGCGGTGTCTGCGGTCAGCAGGTACCCGAACCACTGCTGGAGGGCGATCTTGCTCTCCTCGTCGTCGGGCCAAACTGAGTCCAGAAAGCTAAGCCAGGCGCCGGGCCGGGGCGCGTTGGCATCGAACGAGTAGCCGAGGACGTTGGGGCTGAAGAACTTGGGCGTCGGCAGGCAGTGCGCCCCGTCGGCCTCGGGTCCGGCGGTCATCAGTGTGGGTAGGTGAATCACACCGTTACGGCAGGCAATACACTGGCGCGGTGGCGGCCCGTCGATGTCGATCCAGGCCGGTTGTTCGGGCACGTTGCGGTGAGTCAGAACCAGGAGGCTGCCCAGGGCGAGCAGCACGTTACTGATCGTGCGAGACGTTACCGCCTTGGCGGCTTTGCCGTCGGCCGCAGCGTCAAACTCGGCCTTGCAGAACGCGGTAATCTCGCATTGCAGTTCCTTGTCGGCGATCACGTTCCAGTGAGCGTCGGACCAGGTCCACCATTCCTCGTCCCAGTACCGGAGCGTCGGCCCCTGGTCGCACAGGTAATGTGCCCGAATGAACTCGCGGGCCAGGCGGTGCGGGTCGTCGAGCTTCTCGAGGGTGCCGCCTTCGGGGTCGAGCACGACCGGAGCCGTGGTGCGAAACGACGACTTGCCCAGGTGCGAGAGGTCGCGGGCCTTGCCGGCCGTCTTGCGGCGAGCCGACCCCAGCGCGGTAGCGATCTCGATATCGGAGAGCCCCAGCCCCTTGGCCACGGCGGTCACCCGATCGGCCACCTCGGCAGCGTCGAGCTTGCCAGCGTTCACAAACTCGTACAGATTGGCTGCGCTCGCGAAGAGCTGGTTATTGCGATTGCCTGCCCCGGTACCGGCCAGTTTCGCCAGCTCGCCGGCCAGGGCGTTGCGGGTGTACGTTTCTTCGGGGTCGATGGCTCGGGCCTTGAGCCCGGTCGATGGCGGCGTGTAAACGGTGAGCGATGGCTTGCCATTGGTGGCGGGTGTGGGTTCGGCCGTGCTGACCAGGGCTTTGATCTGGTCGAGCGAAACGACGCCCTGGCGTTCGGGTACGGCCAGCAGCGCGGAACAACGGTGCGGTCGGTCGGGTGTGTGTTCTCCCTTGCGGCTGAGCGTGCCATACAGCTTCACCACCCGGCGAGCGTCGTAAACCTTGCGGTCGATGCTCACGGCGGCATCGTCCCAGCGCTCGGCCACGGTGGCGAGCACCCGTTTGACCAGGTCGGTGGATTCTGCGTCGTTGGGGAGGTCAATCGGGAACAGCAGGTGGTAGCCGTTGCCACTGTCGGCCAGGATCGGCCGAGCCCAGCCGTGGGTCTCGGTGAGCCAGCGGCGGGTGTTGATGACGGTGACCTTGGCGGCTTGCTTCTCGGCCTCGGTGGCCGAGCTGCCTGCGGGCCGGATCGGATCGGCGTCGATCAGGAGCCAGCGACGTGATCGAACGTCGGCGTTGGTGGGTGCGCCCCGCACCGAGCTGATCGGGTTGAGGGTGCAGTACACGGCCTGGGCGACCGGTGACAGTTCGCGGGCCTTGGCAGCCAGAGACTGAAAACCCATCTCGTCGGCCAGAAACGTGAGGTTGACGTTGGAGGTTTCGCCGTTGGTAACCACACCTACGGCGGTGAACCCGATGGAGCCGCCCGATCCGCCGTGCAAGACTTGCATCGCTTCGGCAATTTCCGACTGGCTGGCGCACTTGGGACCGGTGGGCATCTTGCCCGTTGGCCCGCTGGCTTCTCTCGATGTTGCGATCAATGGCATGGATAAGCCTTCGAAATGGGGTGGCGAACAGCACGTTCACCACCCCTCGTTCCGGTTGGGTCAGAATACGATGTCGGATTCGTCGTCAGCGGCCTGAGCCTTGTGTCCGCCCAGGGCGGAGTTCCCCTTTGATCCGCCGCCCATCTCCTTGGACTCGTTGACCTTCTTGGCCACCCACTCGGGCACGGTGTCGGGGATTTCGGCGTCGGGGTTCAGCTCGTAAACCACGGCGTTGCTTTCCACCTTGGGTGGGTTGTCGTCTTCGTCGAGCGGCATGAACACCTTGATGCCGTCTTTGACGCTGCCATCGGCCTTGGTGCCGTGCTCGACGACCAGCCGGACGGGCTGCTCAAGGAGCTGGGTCACGTCGTAGCCGGCCTTGGCTTCGTCTTCGGTGAACTTGCGCCCGAGCATGCTCTCCACGTCCTTGCGGAGCGTGGCTTTGTCGTTGAAGGCCAGGTTGTAAAACTTGGAGATCGTCAACGGGTGGCCTTCGTCGTTGCGGCAAACGCCCTTCTTCTTGTGCAGCTCGAACTGAAGGATGATCTGCCGTTTATCACCGAACTGGCTGGCCTGCGTGCCGATGTCGAAAACGCCGATGCACACTCCGAAGTAGTTGCCGGCGGGAACGGGCTTGCGTGCTGCGCCACTGGATTTCGCCTTGATGGCCATGAGTACTTGCCTTTTGTCTTGTCGAGACTTGGTCAAAAAGTGCTGAAGAATGTGGGGTTGACGGATTGCCTGAGTCGGCGTGAATCAGCGGATCATGAGGTAACGGGTTTGGCAGATATCGAACTCATGGTCGGTGAGTTCGTCGCGCTTCCAGGCCTCATAAGCCGCGTTGCCATCGAGCGACGTGGTGACCTTGCGGTAAGCGACGGGGATGTTGTCGGGGTTGCCGCTCCACCTGATGGATGGACGGCTCGCCTTCTGGATCGCCACGTTGAAGAGTTGCGTCTTCACCTTGGGCAGGCCCAGGGCGTCGAGGTGATGCATGAGGTACTGCTTCAGGCCGTCGCTGCCGTTAGCCAGGGCGCGGCGTTTGGCGGCGAGTCGTTTCTCTTCGGCCTCGAGGGCGGCTTCGTCGGCCTTGCGATCGGCCAGGATCTTGCAGATGCTCTCGACCTTGAGGTCCACCGAGTCTTGCAGGTCGTCCAGGGCCTGTTCGATCTCGGGCGTGATCTCGCCAGTCTCAGGGTCGATCGCCTCGAGCAGGGCCTGATATTCGGCGGCGATTTCGTACAGTTTCATACGTGGTTCTCCCAGGGGTCAGATGGGTCGATGTTGTCGCGATACCGACGGTGTTCGCGAATCACGATCCAGATCGTGAGCAAGGCGAACGCGCCAAACACGGCGATGAAGGCGTTGGCGATCTGCTGTGACAGATCAAGTTCGATGACAGGCGGCATCAGCTCACCGCCTGATGGTTGCAGGAGTAGCAAGTGGCGTCGGTGACGGCGGGGAGCACGGAGCCGCAGTCCATGCACTCGCCGGCAATGCCCAGGTCGTCGGGGTTCTCCAGGGGAAAGAACGTATGGACGACCCCCTTGGGAAACGTACTAAACAAGACACCCTGGTCGGGCACTCCGGGAATCAGGAACGATCGACTCTGGCGACCATTCCAGCCGGGCAGCTCCAAGGCGAGCTTTTCCAGGGCGCGCTGTTCGTCGTACCGTTTTGAATCCCATTTCAGGCGTTGCTGGCCGTTCAGTTGCCAGAGCCGCTTGACCAGTTGTGTGGCTGTCATGTGCTGGTTCCTTGGTTGAAGATGGTTGAGGGAATGAACACGGGAAGAGGCAGACGATCAACGCCGCATGAGCGCAGACGAAATGCGTTTCCAGAGTGGGCGGCGAGCCAGACGCCGCTCGCTCTCCTGATTGCGAACCATGGCCTCGAGGGCCATGAGCCGGGTGTCGAAGCGGTCGAGAACTGCGCGATAATCGACGCGGTCCTGGAGCAACTCGGCGCCCTGGGCCTGAAGCTCGCCGCCCTGGTCGCTGACCGTTACCTTGAGCGCGGCCAGAGCTTCGCGGGTCTCTTCTTGCCTGTTCAGCCACAGGCGGGTGTTGACCTCGGCGTTATTGACCTTGGTTTCCATGCTGGAGACCTTGTCACCGAGCGAGCGAAACCCTTCGGCCGCTTCCTTGGACTTTTCGAGGACCTCTTCACTTGCTGCAACGGCCGCGTCAATGTTGGCGATGCGGTCGTTTACGTTGGCAAGTCGCTCATCGACATACGGCCGCAGAGCGACGTTATCGTTCTGTTGCTCCAACTCTCTGAGCTTCGCTGAAATCTCGCGGAGCGTGCTTCCCAGGAAGTGCAGCACGTCGTTAATGTCGTCGTCGGTGGGCAAGGGCCGTTTGGCCGTGCCGTCTTCCAGGATCTTCGTGAGCTTGGGCTTGTAACTGACTGTCATGGTCGCGTTCCTTTCGGATCTGTCGGCGCGTAGCGTGGACGTGCCGCATCAAGATGCGTTGATAAACAGGGTCGACGGGTTGTCATCGTGTGGCCCGACCTAGCATTCAGGCGGGCTGTTTGCGAGCGGTTCGCGGCTTGGGCTTAGGCAACGCCTTGTCGATGGTCTGGACCAGAAACAGGTTTAGGCTCATCCCCATGCGAGCGGCCTCAACCCGAGCGGCTTCCCTGGTCTGCTTGGGCAGACGCAGGGTATAGCCAACGGTGCCCTTGTGAGGCTGACACTTCATTCGGACCTCATGAGTTGAAGGTGGGCCTTGATACGATGACCTTTGGGGTAATGGTTGATGATCGCGATCAGTTCCCGACGAATCGCCCGCACCGCCTCGGTTCCCCGAGTCGTCGCGTTCAATCGCATCAGTTCATGAAACCGCTGCCGATCCTCATCCGTTACCTTGATCATCTCGCCGGCCTCCGTCGGTTGGTTGTGGTGATGTCAACGCAACCAACTATATCAAATTCAATTTGATGGTCAACAATTTTATTTTGATACCATGACAAAACAATTTAAGTTCTTGCCAGATAGCACTTTAAGCATCAAAAATAATTTGATGGCATGGCACGAACGTTTGAAAAAAGCTGTGGACGCTTCCCCTTTTTCGCAGGCAGAGATCGCCCGTCGAATGAACGTCACACCGCAAACTATTCACAACTGGACAAAAGGAAAAGCATCACCGGCTGTTGATGTGTTTTTGGATTTATGCGAATTGATCGAAGCAGCCCCCGGTCCGATCATCGACGAGTCAATTCCCGAACCTGGAGAAAACCTGATTTCAGACACTTTGCAGGATCAGATTGAAAAACTTGGGGAATCCGAGGCTCTTCGTCGCATTTTACTTACGCCGGGAGCCGTTGGTGCGTCCGGAGAAACCAAGATTCTCCGCACCCGCGACGAAACACACCTGGAGCAATTACCTCCGCCGCCACGCAATCACAAACGGCCCAAGACTCCAGGGGATAAACCCACGCCTCGGCCGGGAACGCCAACTGGCGACAGTACACCAGAGGATGGTCATCTCCTCGATGCTTCCGTCAGGGGCCTGAATCAGCCAAGAACGACGGGCAAGAAGCGGAATCGTTAAGCCCACAATACGAACATAATTCTTAGGCTTGCGGACCTTGATCTGCTGTGCCTGCCGAGCTTGGACCGTCATGGCCTGAGTCGCTTTCTAGCTGCTTGAGCTGCCTACCTCAACAGTGGTCTAGATACTATACGAGCGATCACCACCCCGCCGGCAATAGGTGGACGGTGAATTTTTGAGCGGAGCTTAAATTCGTGTGGTTTTTGGGGAGTACCAACGGGTGCTGGCGAGCGGACGGGGCCGGGCGACCACAGCGCATGAAAACGCCCGGCGCAATCAACGCCGGGCGGGTTGGTGTTGGCGGTTCAGTCGGCGGAGGGATCAAGCTGCCGGACCTCAATGCCGAGGGCCTTGGCGATCTTTTCCAGGGTGAGGTGGGTGGCGGAGTGTTCGCCGTTTTCCAGGCGGCTGATGTGGCTCTGGGTGAGGCCGGTTTTCTTGGCCAGGTCGGACTGCTTCAAGCCGGCCGCCTTGCGGTGCTTCTGAATCTCGCCGCCCACATACTTGACCAGCTTGGCCAGGCCGCCGGGCATCGGTTGATCGTCGTCTAGCGGCATGGCCTGGGTGCGCACAGGCACCTGGGCCAAGATCTCTTCCATGGCCCGGACGATCTCGGCGGTTTCTTCAGCGCCGCTGGCTTCTTGTAGGGCCTGAAACAGTTCAAACAGGTCTTCGCGGTCGGCACGCGGAAGCGAGCGGATGCGATCTAGGATGATCGAGAGGGCCAAGACGATTGGCTTGGCTTCTGCCGGCAAATCGGTGACGAATCGCAATTCTTTCAGCATCTGCTAGACCCATCATGGGAACGAGGAGTGGCGGACTAGGTGAGGAACTTTCGCTTCCGGTTCCTCATCAGAATCTTGTCATGGACGGGCGTGGCGCCGTCGGCTTCTTTTTTGAGAGCGCCCAGGATGACGATGGCCCGCCCTGGGTGATGAACGAAGTAGTAAATGCGGACATTGAGACGGTTCAAGATCCCGCCTTTGTCCCGGATTTCATGAAAATCCTCGATGGCCCGCACGTCGACCGTCTGGCTGTGTGTGGGATCATCTTGTCGGGCCAACTCTTTGACCTGAAGCGCCAGGTGGGCGTACTGGTCATCGTTGAGAAACTCCTTGGCCTCACCGTAGACCCGTTCCAGCAGAATCACGTTCCATTGGTAACCAGGAGGTGGTCCTCCGCCTTGCCGAACTCCAATCCTTGGGGATGTTTCCCTGGGTTGTCGTGCCACGAAGTGCTCCAGATTGGCCAGGGAGGTTTCATGCCGCGACATTGAATATATACAACGCCAAACAAGAAAAGCAAGGGCAACAAACGCAAGAAAACCAAAGCCAAGCGATACGTGATCCCAAAAATATACAAATCCCTGGGGCGCATAAAAACGCCCGGCGCAACGAGCACCGGGCACTTCAAGGTGTGCCGCCCACTCGGAACATAAGCGGCACGATATCGAGTCTATCGATCCCCCTGGGGTGTGCCAAGGGGAGAAAGTGCCGGGCATCTCACCCCGGCCTGGGTGTGGCTGTGTCCGTCGCCCCACGTGCTACGGGGTAGTGTCGTCAGGTCCCGCCCCACGTGGAGAACGTATGAAGTGGTCTGGCATTGTGTCTATCACGTTTTGATAGAGTTCGGCTTCCGCTGCCGGCACATTACCCACCTGTTGAATCGTGATGGTTCTGGTAGCTGGCGTTTTGTTTGTCTGTCGAGTTTCGGTATTTGGTGAGTCATGGTCCGAAGACCCAGGAGGTAGTGGTCGCCCATTAGGTTGTGCTGGTGTCGCAGGCTGAGCCGCCACGGGCGCCGGGGTCTTGGGCTTGGGTGGTGCCGGTGGCTTTGGTGGTGAGGCTGGCGATGCTGGTGGCGGCGTACCGCCCGTTGGTGGCACCGGTGGCTTATTGGCCCGCCTGAGCAGTCGCTCGGCCTCGGCTTGCCGCATTACCAACGTCCGGCGGAGCAGCTCCAGGAGCGTGGCCCGGTCGCTTGGCGCCGGGATGATGCCCACTCGCTTGGCCAGATCGATCAACTCCGGTGTCGATAAGAACGCGAGCCTGGCCACCGTCTGGGCAATTTGCCGCTGGTCGAGTTGCGCTCGAGTAGCCGCCCGGAAGACTTCCTCGAACTGCTGGTGGGTGGTGTGCGTTGGTGTGCCTGAGAGAATCGGCGGGGTAGGCACTGGCCCCTCGGGAGCCAGGTCGGCGGCGGTGAACGTGCGGCCCACCTGCCGAGCTCCGGCCGGTACGGGCATTCCCACTACATCGCCCTGCTCGTACCACGGTATGTGCCGCTTCTGACCGGCCCACCATTTCCGGGCCTTCTTGACCACGCGGACGATCCCTGAAGGCGTGAGCCCGCAGACGTCGCGCACGGTGCCCGTGGCCCTGCCGCTGGCATGGCCTGCCACCACGACGACCCAGTCCTTGTCCCAGCTCACGACGGCTCGGTCGGGTTCACCGTCGTACGACATCTTGGTTGAGAATCGAGACGCGGAGAAGTGCGGGATCAGCACTGGCCCATCGGCACCGTCACGGCGTGGGTCTTTGCGCTTGGGGAGCCGGTGCCCGTCGACGCCCAGGCCCTTGAATAGCTCGCTCCTGCGCTCTTCGAACATCAGCCGAGCGAGTTCCTTCCAGTACCGTTGGCGTTCGGCCGGTGGATCGCCGCTGAACCCTCGTTCTTCCGGTGCGCAGTCTGGCCCACTGAGAGCGAACCAGGCGTTGTTGGGGTCGCGGGTTTGAGGCATTACCAACGTCCCTCCGGGCAGGTTTCCTGTTCCCAGGCCGCTTTGAGCCGCATCGCACAGCCGCAGACCCCGCATCGTGAGCCGTCCACCTGATAACGTGGGCATTGCTCACAGATCGCCAGCCGCCGCTCTGCGAGAGCCTGGGGGGCCTTGGGCAGCCCGGCCCGCATGTGGCGAGCCAGGGCACGAGCGAAGGTGAGGGCTTGCTTCCAGAGTGGGGGCAGTTGTAAAGGATCACTTGATAACTGTCGTGCGTGGTCCTTGGCAGCCGCCAGCCATTTGCCGGGGTCGCGGTCGGCGAGCTCGACCAGGGCGGCAGGGAGGACAGCGCGTTCGCGGGGGGTGAGGGCCTTACTCATGGATGGTCACGGTCGTGGCGGGAAACAAAACAGCCGGGATACTTGAGCAAAATGTATTTGGCCACCCGCAGTTGCTTACAAAATCCGAAAATCCTACATCTGGTATATTAAAAGTGGCTGAAAATGGACTGCATGTAACTGACGATGCTTTTACAGAGACTGTGGCTCCCCAGAAAGGTCCAGTTGATCCGTAGGGGCCGCATTGGGCAAAACAACCAATTGCTTGATAAGTTATATTTAAGTAAAAACCTTTTGTTTTACCGTTTAAGTTATAATAATCCGACCAACAAGATAGCGTTGGATATGAATACCACGGATACCCTCCATCTGCAACGTAATACGCCATCTGTTGAGTAATAAGGCCAGTACATGGGTATCCAGAAGAAAAAATATTTGGTTGCCATATTGTGCTTTGGCACGGCGACCATTGTCCGGTCCCTTTGTTGATTGTCAGAGGTGAACAGCCGCCAAGGAAAGTCCAAGGGCCGTAAGAATATCCAAGCCCAATATATTTTGTAGGGATGTAAGCAATAGTACTAGGGAATCCGACTACGGTTAATACCGCTGGAATATTTGATGCTCCGCAACTTGCACAACAAACTCGTTGCGAAGTAAGCCCAGTACTTCCCCCGCTCAACGTCACGGCATCATTGGGCGTGGAGCATGGCGAACCTGCCACCGTGGACATCCGCATCACGACCGACGCCGCGCAGTTGCTCGACGTTAACGTGAAGGCTGTTCCGGTGATGGTGCCGGTCGCGTCCGTCACCAGAAACCTGTACCCGTCAAACGCCCCGCCGTACGTTGCACCGGTGATCGTGCTCTTGCCCGTGGTCGCGTCGGTCGTGCCCGTGGCGTACGTGAAGTAGCCGCCAGCGCTCGCCTTCTGGAGCGTCCACGATTTACCGCCCAACACCGTCGTGCCGTTGCAGCCGACGGTCGAAAGCGTGATCGAGCCGCACGGTGTGCCGCCGTAGGTTTCGGTCTTCGGCGTGAGCGTGTAGGCGTACGTCCGTCCGCAGTGGGCACCCAGGAGCACGCTAGTGTATTGATCGTATTCGGTGGCGTCGTAGCTGACCGTGACGTACAGCGTCTGGCCGCTCGTGCCCGCGAGGCTGATCGTCACGCTGCCGCTGCTGTTGGTCGTGCCGGTGCCCTTGGTTGTGCCGCTGCCGTCTTTCACGGTCACGGTAGCACCAACGGCAGGCCCGCAGCAAGCGGTGATTACAAACGTGACATCGCAGCCCGCAGGCGTGCAGCATGGGCAACCGGGCGTGTTCTTTTTGTTCGGCATGGTTTAACGCTCAGCAGGGTTCAACGAGGCATTCCCAACGACCGCTTACCAGTCCCGCCGTGATCAGGGTATTCCCCGCCACCGCTGCCGAGCTTGACGGGTTCCAGACCTTGAGTACCAACGTGCCGTTGGCGAATGCGTTGGTGTAAGGGTTCCAGGAGTTCACGGTGCAATTGGCTGAGCCGCTGGCAGGGATGCCACCGCTGGGCGTCTTCACCTTGCGAAGTTCCTGCTTCGAGTTCTTCAGTAACTCTTGCATTTCACGCATTGCCGCGAGCATCTCGTTGACGTCCTCAACGCTCAGCCCGTCGCCTTCGCCCTTGTCGGCTGGAATCTTTTTCACGTTGGTAGTCTCTGGGTGTGCCTTAGAATCCAAATACGCTGGCAAAATCCACTGGTGGGTAACGATAGGTTCCGTTGTACGTCACAGCGTCAAGCGTGCCTGAATCGGTAAATTCATAATTCCAGGGCACAAACCGCACCTGGAACGGGAAATTCACTTCCCACGATGCTACGCCGTTGAAGCTGGTCGATTTGCTGGCCCCCACGCCTTCAAACTTCACGCACCCAGCCGCGAACCCACGCCAGACGTTGGCGTTAACGACCGTGCCGATTCCCGCGTACTGCGAAGGATCAAACGATGCCAATTTGTGGAACGTCCAGTTGTACGTCATGCCACCGGCCTGGAACTGCGTATCACTGCCAACGCGACCACCTGAGCCCGACAACATTCCCGCAGGCGTTGGCATACCAACGGCCTGGGCTTGTGTGTTCAAGGTCATAAAACTATCGGTGCCATCTACGGGATAGGGTGGCGTGCGGTAACTAATCTTGGCCATGATGCCGGAAAAGTTATTCGCCGTCTTATCCCAGCCAACGTACTCGACGTTGCAGTCGTACGCGATGCAGCTCGGATATTCGGCGAAACGTAACGGGACGACGCGATTGAGTATGCCGCCGATAGATTCGACGGTGCCGCCAACGGTGCGTAAGAACGGTGTAAGGTAGGCGAAAGGTGCATACCAATTGTCGCTCGCCTCCATGCCCTTGTCGTTGTATCTCACACTCGGCTTGCGGCCCTGGCCCACGAGCCGCTTGGCCTGCGTTGGTAGGTCGGTGATGTAGCCCATAGATCAACGCCTCCCTAAAACCATTTTGATTCCGTTACGCTCTAATCTCTCGGCCGCTGCCATCTGCTCGCGCATCAAGTCCTTCATGCCCTGGATCGAATCCGGCATGGTGCGAGCCAGGTCTTCCATGGCATCCTTGACGCCCTTCTCGCTGTCGCGTACCAACGAGTCGGCCATCTTGCCGGCGTCGGTCTTGCTGAAGCCTTGCATGACCATCGAATCAGTGAGCTGTTGCTTCTCGAAGGCCTGCGCCTTGTCCAGGCTCAGGCCCATGCCGCCCTGTTCACGCGAACGAGTGAGCGCGAGAATGTCATTGCCAACGCCGTTGGTAGTGAACCCGGTCTGCGAGAGTAGACGTTGTTCGCGTTCGAGTTCCTTCTTGGGCCGGGTCTTGAGCTCGACCTCTTTCTCGATCTCGGCGTTGCTAAACCCCTGAGCTTTCATCTCTTCGCGGAGAAGGTCGATCCGTTCGCGTTGCTTGTTTGCCAATTCATCGAGCACGGACATTGCCCGCGTGGCATCGCCGTTAACCTCGGCCATTACGGCTTGCATCGTGCCTTCGGTAAACGATCCGTCGGCTTTCTGGCGAGAGGCTGCGACTTTCTTGGCTTCTTGTTCCTGCTTCGCAAGCCAGTCTTTTTCAACGGCTTGGCCTTGGGCGTTCCGCTCTTGGTTGGCCCTTTCTTCTGGTGTCTGTTGGGCTTTTTTTAATGCTTCGTCAAGCTGAACGCCGCTCATACCTTGAGCGCGTAGTTGAGCCCTGAGCAGGTCTTGCCGCTCCTTTAACGTTTTGTTTTGTTGGACGATCGCTAGGTTGATTGCCTCTTGGTCAAACCCTTGGGACCGCAACAGGTCGGTAGCCAAGTTGGCCTGGTTAGCGTCGTCGGCCCGCGTAAACACGGAGCCAATCGCTTTTAACGCTTCGCTCTCGGCCTTAGTTCGTTGGGCTTTTTCTACCTCGTCGGCAATCTGATCCGCTGAATACCCCTGGGCTTTCAGTTGCTCTTCAAGGAGCGTTTGCCGTTCGGCAAGCAAAGTGTTCTGTTTGCGAAGCAAGAAATTGATGGTTGCAGCCGGGATGTTGTTGGCTTCAAGGAGTTTCCTGGCTTCGTTTTCCTGGTTCTTGTCGCCCGGCCTCGTCATCGTCTTTTCTGTGAGAGTCGAGCCGCGTTCTTCATTAAACTTGATCTGTGCGGCCAGCCCTTCGGCTTCCCGCTTTTCTTTTAGGGTGCGTGGGTCGTTCGCTCGCTTGATCTCGTCGGCCAGCTTGGGATTGGTTCTTTCAAGGTCGCCAACCACCTGGGCAGTTTTGGCGCTTCGTTCGCCCATGCTGCCTTGCTGCATTTGTTTAACGTCTTGCGCCGCCGTGGTGAAGGCTTTCGTCATCGCCTTTTCTACAAGATCGTTGTATTCCTTGCTTGCTCCGGGATCAGACGGGTTAGCCTTAGTATGCTCGATTGCCTGCTGAAAACGGTCCTGATCGCTTAAACCGTTATAATCTTTTTCAGTTGAAAATTGCGATTTTAGAAACGCATCGCCACCCTTTGCACGTCGTGCGCTACTGATCTGTTCGGCTAGGTAATTACCACCGGCCGCTTCGATCGTCTTCTTGACCGTGTCGCTGACCTTCTTGTCGTCTGCTGCCAGGGGCGTGGCTTGCTTGCCGATCTCCTTGCCGCCCTCCACAGTGGCGGTCAGCTCGGCCAGAGCTTTGGTCTTTTCGGCGGTGAGCTCGGTAGCTTCGCCGAGCTTCTTCATGTACTCGGTCTGGGTGGGGATATGATTCCGGTTCGCCAGTTCCGAGAGCTTGGTCCCGAGGTACTCGGTCGCCGCAGAAACGGCAGCCGTGGCCAGCGAATAAGCCGCCGCCGCAGCCGTGACAATCACGAACCCCGAGGCCATGCCCGCAATTGCCGACGCTGCTCCGCCCATCACGGTGCTTGCCGTGCTGGTGGCTGCCGCAGCTCCGGCCGTGGCCGTTGCTCCTGCTGTGGTGGCTGCCGTGTTGGTCGTGGTTGCAGCCGTGGCCGCAGCGGTGGCGGCGGTGCTGCCGGCGGTGGCCGTGGTCGACGTGCTACTGGCTGCCGCAGCGGCTTGCTTTGCCGCCGTGTTTGTGGTCGTCGCCTGGGTGTTGGTCTGCGTGGTCTGGGTATTGGCAGCCGTAGCCTGAGTGTTTGCCGCTGTGGCTGTCGTGGCGACGGTGGTGGCCGTGCCAACGGTGCTGACCGACGCCTTAAGTTTATCAACCGAGACGGTTGCCGCGTCGACCTTGTCTTTTCCCTGGGTATCTAGGGTTATCCGAAGCGTTTCGTCAGCCATTGGTCACACACCGCCCTCGTTAAAGAATCGTTCGCGGGCCTTCTGTAAAGGCGATCCGATCTCGCCATCCAACGCCAGCTCCGGCCCCATGTCCCAGGGGTCGATCGGCTTGCCACCGTTGCGGAGCAGATTCAGAGCCGGGAGCGCGAGCTGGCCGATCACTTCCAACGTCCAGCCGGTTTGCTCGACCAGCTCGGCAATCGCCCGGCCCCAGGGCACACCATCGCCAGCGTCCGGCGGGAACCCCAGGAACGTGTCGATCCGCTGGACAATCTCACGAACAGGGTCAACGCCCCAGGCCACCCGGTAAAGCCGTTGCCATTGCTTGGGCGTGAGCGTGCGGGCCAGTGCGACCAGGTCGTCGTTGGTAAGTTCGTGAGACCGCAGAACCGCGCGTAAAAACACCAGCGTGGTCACGCTGGCGAGTTGATGGTGTTCGGTGGTGCGCCAGGGTGGTGGACCGGCCTCGGCCAGATCCAACGCATCGCGCAGGGCTTGCCGGTGCTCGGGCGTGTCCACATCCTTGTCGGGCAGGGACTCGGCCGGGTTGGACCAGTTGGCAAACGCCAGGGCCTCGAGGTCGGCGAGGTCGACCGGGCGCAACGGAGAGGCGAGATACGCTTGCTCCGGTGTGCCCAGCATGAGACCAACTGGTCGGGCAAACAAGATACGAAGGCTCATGACGATCAGACCTCGGTCACGGCCCCGCTGTACTTGGCGGTGCAAGCGATTGTGAACGCGCCACGCGGGCCACCCTTGTGGGTGCTCTTGGTGATGGTGGCGGTACCGCTGGTGGTCTTGGCGCCACTCACGGCAAACGAGGCAGTTCCAGCCTGGCCGATGGCAAAGTTGGGAACTGTAGCGGAATCAACCACGGCGGTGAACTGGAGAGTCGCGTCACTGATGTCGGTGACGAACTCGTAGTTGCCGCCGCTGGTCGTGTTGGTCATGTCGACCTCGCCCAGGTTGCGGTCGACCGACGCGTCGGTCGCTTTGACGGTGATGCCGTTGAAGGTCAGGACGAGATTCTTGGCTGGTACGTAAGCCATGCGAGCAGACTCCTGTCAGGATCGGGGTACGTTGGTAGGTCGGAAGGTGAGAACGAGCGATCAGCCCAGGAGCGTGATCACGTAAGGGACGTTATTGCTGCCAGCGTCAACCAGCAGGCTTTTGAGTACGCTGCTCACGGTCCAACCGGTGCCCAACGTGTACAACAGCAGGGTCTCGCCTGGTCCCACGGTGTACTTGGGAGTCGTACCGGTCAGGCCCGCGTTGAACGGGGTCGTGCCCGCACCGAAAACGGTGAGGTTGTAACCGCTGGTGCTGGCCTCGTTGGTAATGGCGAAGATCTTTACGCCAGTCGACGTGAAGTCGGTCGAGCTGTACGAGCAAGTGCCGGTGGTGTCGAGCGCGGTGAGGTCGTACGTCTTGGTTATCGCACTTAACGTGCGACTGTCGACGTAATACTTGCTGACGTTCCCGGCTCCTGTACCGCTGGCGTAGCTGACCGCCGTGGAGTTGGCGGGGCAGCGGATCGAGCCAGGGAAACTGGCGATCCCGAGCGAGTCGAGCACGTTGCCGACGTTGGCAACCAGCGCGGGCGAAACTGTGGCGTTTACTGTGGCTGGCATGTCTGATTAAACCTCCGACCAGATGGTGAAAGTGAGTGAACCCGGCTGCGACCAGTCGGGGAAAAGGGTGGTAAAACGATCCATCACGCCCAGGGCTTGCCACTGTTGCTCGTAGCTGGCCCGGGCTTGATCGGTGAGGTTCGATCCCATGATCGCGGCCTCGATGGCTGAGGCGAGCGCGGCAGCGTCGGCCCAGTAGTTTGTCTGCGTGGCGGCGTCCACCTCGATCGTGAGCGTGAGCTCGCGGATCAGCCGACCCGCTTTACCAACGAGCCCGACAGGCTGACCGCGCGTGAGCTTGGGCGTGAGCCGGATTGTCACGCGGTTGGCCGCTGGCTCGGCCTGCCATGAGGCCGACGTTGGAATCTGCCAGTCGGGCCGGAGCCGCTTGAGAGCGTCGTCTTGCTGGAGCTGGGCCAGGGCGAAGTCCCACACCGGTACGGCAGGCCCGGCGGGAATCGCGAGGATGTTCGATGGCATGCGTTAGACGCCTCTTTGAGTGGCAACGGACTGGAGGAAATCGCGGAGATCGTCTTTCGCCCCTGCCAACGTGCTGGGCCGTACCCGGCTGAGAACGTCGCGGATGATCTTGCCACCCTTGAGACCGAGCTTTGGCCTGGGGTTGCGGCGGATCCCGTTGCGATGATGGCCCAGGATGCCGTTGCCGTTCTTGTCGGTGAATCCTGGCCAGGAAATTTGAGCGAACCAAGAATCAGTACCTGGGTCGTGAAATCTACCCGATTGAGCCAAACGAATGATGCGGCTCTGGCGATACTTGGGGTTCAGCGGTTTACCAGCCCCGCGTCTGCGACTCATCCAGGGCGTAACCTCACGCACGGTGGTTTCCATGGGCTTCTCGTCGCAATCCAAGCCCGCCATCGCGAACCGAGCGTTGTCGTCGACCAGCCGTTTCGCCCAGCGTTCTACCAACGGTGTGTAATCGAGGTTGGCAATGTCGCCCAATCGGTCGGTGATCGCTTCGAGCCCCGAAGTATCAACGGTGCCGACGGTGATCATGGTGGGCTCCTTAAAAGACCAACGTGGCAGGCGTACCGCCGGTTGTGATCCTGGCCGTGAATCCAATCAGCCCACGGATCGCGTCGTTGCGGTACTTGGCTGCCAGGCTCTGATAACTGGTCTGCTCGTTGGCATTGCCGATCTGGCTGGCACACAGTTCGGCGACCGCCCAACGCGCACAGAGCCGACGAGCCATGCCGTCGGTAAGGTCGAGAGCGTTGGCGTCCAGCAGGGCCTTGATCTGGAGGAGCTGGGTATCGACGTCCGCCTGGGGATAGATCGATGTGCCCCAGTCTGGTCCAGTGTCCACTCCGGTTGTGATTGCAGGCGTGACAATCGCCACCGTTGGGTAGTGTCGCTCGTATTGCGACTCTAAGATTCGTTGTGCTCGGCTCAGGATCTGACGATCAAGCCACTGGCGAGCGGAACCGAGATACTCGGCCATGTTGGCGAGCTGGCCGGGATCGTTGACGATCAAGCGGTCCAGGAACAGGGCTACCCGCTTCATGTCGTCGTACGTGGCGTATGTTGGCGGAGCGGTTGCCGTGCCCGGCGCGGCCTTGATGCTTACCAACGCTTCATAGACCGGGATGCGTTGGGTGGTCGTGAGCCACACGACGAGCCGATAGGGCTGGGCCGCCAACGTGAGCAAGTCGGCAGCGTCGAACGTGATCGTGAGCGTGCCTTGGCTCGCCTGGGTCCACGTCACGTTGGAATTGGGTAACGAGGCCGGGGCCTGGTCATCACCTTCCCACACCTGGAGACTGAGCGACTCGGTACCGATCCACGAGGTGACCGGCGATCCCGTGGAGTCGCGCAAGGTGACGGCGATCTGTGCTTTCTGGCCTCGGTATAGCTCCCAGATATCGGCCATTAGAGCGGGTCTCCTTGTGCGTAGCGTGGATCAGAGGTTGTGAGCTTGCCGGAGGCCTGCGCGGGGTTGGCTGTGACGAGCACGGCCGATGCCCAGGTCGGTCTTGGGCCGGTCACTGCCGAGGTGGATTGATAGCCGAGCGTTGGGCCAGATCCGTAATTGATCACCGTTACCGTGGCTGTTGTGGCCATGCTGGCCAACGTCAGAGCCAAACTTGCTGTCGTTGGTGGCGGAGGTGTGTACAAGCCAGAGCCGGTGACCGTTGCTCCCGCCAACGAAAGAGAGAGACTGCCAGACGATGGCGTTGGCGGTGTATAAGTTGCCGTGGCTGAAACTCTCAGGCTCGCCAACGTGACCGTTAACCCGCCGCTTGTAGGCGTTGGCACCGCTGCCGTTGCTGTGGCAGTTGTCGTGAGGCTTGCCAACGTGATCGTGAGTCCGCCGCTCGTAGGCGTGGGTGCCGCCGCTGTGGCTGTGGCAGTGTTCGTGACACTGGCAAGTGCAACCGAAAGCGTGCCGGTACTTGGAATGGGTGCCGTGCTGGTGGCCGTACCCACAAGCGACACATTATCAAGGGTTACGGCAAGCGTGGCGGTCGTGTTTGGCGCGACAATTGCGGGCGGTGGCTGGATCGCCCCAATCGAAAGTCCGCTTAGGCTTGTGCTTGCTGTTGATCGAGGTTGAATCGCTCCGATCGAAAGATACCCGGCCGAGGAAGGGTACCAGATCGCCGAGATTCGGTAGCCGTTGTAGCCAGTGTATGGCGAGAGATTCCAAACTACGTTGATCGTGGAGCCGGTCGAACCTGAAGGGAATAAACCGTAAGCCAGGGCAACGCCCGTGCTTTTTGTGGCAGCAAAAGGCGAGGAAACAACCGTATAGCCCGAGGTGCTGGTCGAAAACGACGTCGCACCAATCAACGCGCCGTCGTAATCGGTATCCCAAAATCCATCAAAGTTTACACACAAGCATTTGTCGGATGCTGTCGGCACCGACATATTGTAAAAGTCAGTAAATGAGCCATAAATTGACGCCTTGACTCCGACATTGACGCCATAGAAAGCCCCTACGCCCGTAAACCCGACAATAGAGATCGAAGGATAGCCCGAGGCCGTTACGCTGGTGGTGGTGGCCGTAAACGTATGACCCGCGCCGACAATAGGTTTGACGCACGAATAGAGATACGCACCGTTCGACGCATTGCCTACAAGGGCATAGGTATTGCCAAAACTATCGGTGATTGTAACAGCAGCCGAAGCGGATACTCCCAGAAGTATAAAAGTGGCACCAGTCGTATTTACGGCACCGCTGGTCACGCTGGTGCTGTTAGTGCTGCTGGCCGCAACCCTAAATACTGAGGCAATGGCCACGTTTACACCTCAAGCTGGCCGGGGAACCCGTTTTGCCGAGCGTAGGACGTCGAAACCAGCGTGTAGTCGTGTAATGACGTGCTCACGAACGGCGATGCGTAGGGGCTCAGGTTCGTCGTCGTGTCTGTCTGTGCGCTTCGCTGGTACGATTCCCACAAGCCGTTGGATGGGCTTACGAAGAAGGCGTTGTTGATAAGGTCGCACGGCCAGAGGTTGGTTGTTCCGTTGATGCTGATGGCGTTCGTGCAATTCGTGATATAGTTGTTGGCACCAAAAATATGATTCAACGATGTGCTGTTTGTGTAAATCGCGTTTGTGCAAGAGCTGAACACGTTATTGATGGCGTTCACCGCCGACGCCGAGGTCGACACGCAATAAAGAGCGTAAGTGGCCGATTCCAGGATTGAAAAGGCTATCGTCAGCGTTGCGCCGCTTTGGACGTACACGCCATACGAACCGCCCCTCAGCGTGCAGCCAATGAACGAATGATTGCCGCCATTCGCGTTAATATTGATATTGGTTTGAGCGTAAAAATAACATCCGACCGCATGCACGAACCCGTTGATCGCGATGGTTTGGCTGGACACTGACACTGCTGAAAAGCGGCAACGGATCAGGCGAACCTGTATACCCGAGCTACCCGCGGTTGCGCAAAGGCCGTTACCCGTGGTCGCGGTGCTGGAGAAGTCGAGGTTCTCGTAGATCGCCCAATTGCTCAGGGCAAAACAGGTAATACTTGCGGTCGCGTTAGTGAACTGCGGCCGGGTTGCGCCTGCTGGTGCGCCCACGAGTGTGCCGGCAACGTTGGCGCAGTTGTCGAGATCGGACGTGAAACCGGCGGCTGAACCTGGGGTGCCGGTAAGCGTGCTGTAATACCCACGCCACCAGATTGGCTTGGCGGCCGTGCCGGCCGGGAACGTGATCGCGGAAGTAGAGGTGTACGTTCCCGCTTTGACGTTAACGCGAAGCCCGTTGTACGTGGACCAAGCCCCGGAACTGGTCGGTGCGTTCATGGCGCTGCCCGAGCCGGTGATCGCTAAACTGGCCCATGCCCCGCCGATGCGGCAATAGACGGTCCCCGTCAATCCTGTGGCAAGGCCGAGTCCCGTGGTGCTGTACCCGGTTCCGCTGTTGTACAGAACGGTGATCGTCGAGCCGCCGCCGGTGATCGAGTTGATCAGGCCTGTGAACCGGGTTGCCGTGTCTGTGCTGTTATAGAAGCTAACCCAGGTCGATCCCGCTGTTGCTCCGCTGAATGGCGTGCCGGTTGCGGCCGTGAATGTGATTGTGCCGGCTGTGACCGTGCAAGCGCTGGGCAGAATATCGATGGGCGTGGTGGTGTTATCGGTGCCCGCGTTGAGGTCCGAACCGGTCGGTTGTATGTACAGGTCGAGAACGGGCATGAATTCCCTTTCAGCGCACGAGTCCATTCACCTGAATCGCCAGTGCCTGCTGCACGGCGGTGGTGGTATCGAGCGCTGTGTGGGCCTTCTGGCATTCGGTGAGGAACGCGATCAGTTGGCCGACGGTGATCGGTGGGCGGCCGTCCTGTGTTGAGCCGTCGTCAATGACCAGTGCTTGGTCGGCGGCCTGAAGGATTGCTAATAACCCCTGCGCCTGGACGGTAGCGATCACGTTGAACACGTCCACGCTCAAGCGTGTCACATCGTCGGCCAGGGGTCGGATCGTCTGGTTGCAGAAGCGGACAATCTGCGGGTTGGAAAACGGCGTGGGCATCTTACTTAGCCTCTTCGGTTCGTGTGGTGGCTTGCGCATATCCGGCTGAGACGGCATAACGCAGGGCTTCGTTTACATGGTTGGATGTGGTGCCGAACTGTGCGGCGATAGATTCGTAGGTGCGATTGGTGCCCGCGATCGCGATCGTGAGGTCTTCCACCGTGGTGCCGTTGTCCTCGGTCTTGATCGCTTTACCGTCGTAGACAAGGAGCGGGAACCCGTCGAGCCGAACGGCCCCTGGCTTCTCGATACATTCGGCAGAGCCAACGATCTGGATCGGCCCGGTTGGTAAAGATGCGTCCGGCATTATGCGTTCCCTTCGGTCAAAGTGAATGCTGTGACGGTCACGGTGCCGCCAAGGCTGATCGTGGCGGTGAACGATAGCTCGCCACTGCTGACGGCTGCCGTGCCTTCCAGGTAAATTGTGGTGCCTGCGGAATCGGTGATCCTGAAATAACCCGGCGTTCCACTTGCCGCCGCGCTGGTGTCTTGCCACGTGCCCGCCAATGTCGCCACGCCGCTGGAGACCGTCCAGGCCGGGGAGGGCAGGTTGATTGTAGAGAGCAGTGTGCCGGTAGCCGAGTTGGCGATGCCGGGAGCGCTGCCGGTGTAAATCTTGAGGCGGGCCGATGTGCCGATGTTGCTGGTGAGGTTGCTCAATCTGTTTGTGCGTTGCGTGGTCGAGAGCTGCATGGATCGCCTCCTCGAGGTAAATGTCCGACCTGGTCACGCGGACCAGGCCGGATCGAATCAGGTTTGCGTGCCGACCACGGTCCACGTTGGCACCAGATTGGTTCCGGTGTTGATGTAGAGCTTGCCGTTGACGTTATCGAGCAGCATCGCACCCACGGCCGCATTGCGAGCCGTCGCAGTCACACCGGCAGTCGTCTGCGAAATTGCCAACGTTGGCGAGGTGCCCGTCAGCGTGCTCGATACTGCCACGGTCAGGAAGCCGCTCGGCAGAGCGAGAGCCGCCATGTTCCCGCCGTTGAAGGTGATGGTGAGCGTACCGATGCCGCTGGAGAGCGTGCCGGCCGCTACGGTCACACCCGACGCGCCAATCGTTGGCAGTGCGTTGAGTGCCGTCTGGATGTTCGATATCAAGGTCGCGTTGGTAGCGGACCAAGAGATCGCAGCGGAGATGTTGGGACCAGCCGCGAGCTTGAACGTGCCGCCGAGGCTGGAGCCGCCGATGGTGAGCGTCCAAACTTCGTTGGTACCAGAGCTGGGAGCACCCGCGCTGTAGTACGGATCTTGCTGCCCACCGCCCGCGATCGTATTCGCCTGAATGATTTCCGGCATGTTGTGCCCTCTGTGACTACAAAGTGTGGGAAGTGAGAGGGGCCGACGAACCAGCCCCTCCGTGAGGCGGGGAAAGATCAGGTACCGGCCAGACCAGTGACCTGGCACACGGTGGACTCACGGGTCACGACGTACGCGGCCCTGAAACTGGCCCGAATTCGCTGAACACCGTTCAGGAACTCGCTGGCGTGCGAGTTGGTCGTGTCGAACGTGATGCCGCGCCGGTAGTGCAGCTCGTGGTACATCGTGTCGGTCACGATCGCGTTGGTGGCTGTGAGGTACGTGCTAGTGACAATCGGCAGCCCCCACACGCGAGGCGAGACCGCGTCACCAGGATTACCCAGCAGGTACCAGCCAGCCGAGCGGATCGACCGCAGGTTGGTCCAGTCGGTCGGGTTCATGAGAATAACGTTGGGATTGGCGAACGCCGTGTTGGCCACTTTGTTGATGCCCTGGAGCAAGGCATCGAAGTCGGAGAGCGAGCCCTTCGCCTGGGTCTGCTTGTTGGTCAGGTTGGTCATACCCCGGAAGTTGGGGGCACTGGCATCGCCAATCAGGAGCTGGCGATCCAGCCGCTGACGGAGACCCAACGTCAACCGGCTCTGGATGTAGTCACGCGCACCGGGCACGTCTTCGAGCTGCTCGTCGGTCGCAGGCAGCGTGACCGCCACCTTGTTGACCGGCGTGGTCTGCTCGGTGAGTGCAAACGCGGACTCGGGATAAGTCCCGTTTTCCGACGTTTCGGCCGCGTTGTTGGTGTACGTGGTTTCCAGCATCCACTTGATCGAGTTGTTGGTCGTCTCGAACATGGGGATGAGGTCGGCGATCACCGGCTGCTGCTGCGCCGAGGTGATGTAACCGGGCAGACGCTGGACGAACGGTGCCCAGCCCGCGCTGGTGGCGAACAGGGTCTTGATGTCCATATCAAGATAAACGTCGAGAGCCGCCTTGCGGTTAGCCTTGCGTTCACCCTGCCATGCCTTGTAACTGTCGTTTTCAATGAACAGGTCGCCAACGCTCTTGATGGCGTTGCGGCTGCCGTAGGACTGCATGTCCTCGACTCCGGCACCGTCCCAGCCGCCGAAATGCGGCCGAGAAGGAGCGTTCAAGCTCTTGAGAGCCTCGCTGTTCTCGTGCTTGAGCTTGTCGGCTGACTTCAGGGCTTCCGCCTTGGGGCAGATGTCATTGAGAGCATCGTTGAGGCTCTTGACCTCTTCGAGCTTCTCGCGAGGCAGGTCTTCGAGCGGACCACTGGCGAAGATGGCGGCGATCGCCTCTCGCTTGGTCTTGATCTGGCCTTCCAGATCCTTCAGGGAATCAGCCATGGATTACACCCGCAATGCGGGCCTCCGTTTGCAGGAACTTTGCATACAAAACCTTGGCTTCGATCGGGTCGACATCCTTCGAGAGCAGCAGATCAAGGGCGTCGCGCATCGCCTTGATTTCTTGCCGCTTCGAGGGGCCGAGCTTCACGAAACCGCTTGCCGCCCGTTCCAGGTCGGAAACCGCCCGCAGGGCACGATCAAGGAACTTCTGGGAGGTACCCTCCTTTGGTTCCTTGGCTTCGTCTTCTTCTGATTGATTGAGGTCGTTGTCGCCGTCGTCGTCGGGATCAATCAGGCTTTTGAGGCTTACCACGCTTGTCCTCGGCTCGGCTGGCGTTGGTGTGATCGAGCAGTCCAGGCCCAGGGGCCAGGAGAGAACCTTGTGTGATCCGTTGGGTTGTCGCTCACGTCGTACGCGGTGCGATGCCGTGCCGGTGCTCCATCCCATCTTGCCCTTGGCGATGGCCTCGTCGTGTAGCTTGCGTTCGTACTCATCGCGGAGCGCGAGCTGGCCTTCCACCCACACACCAACGTCGTCGACCTTGAACTCACCTTCACCAAGCACCCGGCCCATGAGCGGGTTGGCCTTGCCACTGATCTTGGCCAGGTCGTGGTGGTACAGGATCTCGGTACCGGTCTTGAGTCCACGGCCGAAGTCGGTCGCTGCCGTGAAATAGTCCTTGAGGCTGGACTTGTCAGGCTCGTTGGCGGTACCGAAGCGTACGGCATAGCCGCCGATCCGGCCGTTGGTGCCAACGCTCTTGATCTCGCCGCCCGGGTAGATGAGTAGGCTGTCGTCAGGCTGCCGAGTCATTGGTGGTCTCCTCTTCATCGACCTGGGGGTTCTTCTCGTTGGTTTCAGCGTTGGCATCACCGTCAGGATCTTGCCCCGGCCCTTGCCCTGGCGTCATGGACTGGCGAGCCACTTCAGTCAGCCGTCGCGTTTGCTCTTCGGCCTCTTCCAACGGGCTCAAGTCACCACCCGGAACCGGTGGCAAGCCGACCTCGTTCCTGGCCTCGTTGAGCGTGGCGATTGGCCCACGGCCTGAGTCGGTGCGGAGCTGCACGGCGCGCGTCACCTTGTCGTTGGCTTGTTCGGCCAGGGCGTCGATCTTGCGTCGGTCCCAACGAAACTCCAGGCCATCGGTTGCCGGAAAATGCGGGAGCAGGTGCTGGGTCAAGGTTTCGGCCATCAAGTCTTGCATCGGCACCAGCCCGTTGAGCCATGCCATCTTTTGGGCCTGCTCAAGGTTGCTGTAGGTGCGTGCCGAGTCGCCGGCCGGTAAGCCCGTTACCAACGATGGGACGCCCAACATGGCGGACACGATCGCCTCGGGCCGGTCGAGGATCCGATCCAAGGCCATCTCCTCGGGCCCCATACCGAGATCGACCAGGTCGAACGGGATCGTCGCCACATCGACCGAGCCGGCCCCTTCGCCAACGTAATTCATCCTGAACTTCCGCCGGGCTGCGTTGGCCTCGGCCTCTTCCAACGTGGCCCCCGATCCGGCATCGCTGGCGACCGTGCCGATCTCCTTGGGCACAAGTAGCTTCCCGGCGTGACTGTTGCGAAGCACCGCCGCCGTGTAGCTTTCGGCAGCGTTCAGGCCGGCGATCGACCGGATCGCTCGCTTGAGTCGCGAGAGGCCCATCACAGGGCGTACAGGGTCGATGCCGTCGCGGAAGTGAATGATCTGTTCCGGCGGGTACGGGATCACACTGCCATCGAAGCCGCGATACAGGTAATGGTCGATCGGCACACTGCGCGAGCCGTAGACCTGCATGTGAGCGTTGGGAATCCAGTAAATCTCGAACGGCGAACCACCCGCGATCAACCAGAAGGCGTTGCCGTCGACCTTGAGAGCGTCGCACGTCGCCCCCCAGGTCTGTCGCCACGTCCACCATGGGTTGGGCTGACCGTTGACCACGTCGAGCGCGGGGTGCTTTTCGACCGCTTCAAACTCGCCCGTCTCGTCGTTGCACGTGCCGAGTTGGAGCCGAGCCGTTGGAAAGTTGTCGCGGATCCAGGCGAGGCAGACGGCCACCGTCGCGTTGTCGCTCAGGTTGCCGGCCAACCTGGCGTAGTCCATTTTGGACTGAGGCGGTAGAGGGGCTGGAGCACTGGGGTCGAACCAGCCGCCCCAGCCGGCGATACCGGTGGGCGCAGCCTTGGCCGCTGTCGTCCCGCTCGGTTGCCAAAGTGCGGTCCAGGCGTTGGCGAATCGTCCCATTGTGTTGCGTCTCAGAGAAAGAGGCGAGAAGCTGTGCGTTGCAAGCCGTTAAAGGCACCACTGGCCGCGTCGACCTGGTCGTCGTGCGAACCGCGAGGAAAGGATTCGAGCTCTTCGATAAATGCCGCGTTCCAGGGGGCTCGCACGATCTTGACGTTGCCACCCTCGGCTTGACTGGCGAGCGGATCGGCTCGCACGTCCTTCGATCCTGTGCTGGGCACCGCACGCACAGCGAACCCGCTCAGGAGCTTCACGAACGCGAGTGCCTGGTCCTTGCCCGCCGAACCTGGTTCCTGCTCGCCCAGTACCGTCACACCAACGCCATCGAGCTCGGCGGTCTGGCGAATGATGCGATCACGGTCACCGGAGGCCCATCGGCCGCGTCGGATGTCCTCGATGTAATACGAGCCATCCTTGGCTGCGATCTTGGCCCCGACGGTCCAGTCGCCAGCCCCTTCCGTTGCGGCCCTGTCCCAGTAACGCACCCGGCGAGCGTCGGCCGGTGCAGCGTCGACGATTTCAAACCAGGCTCGCTTGAAGAACCCGCCGTCACGGGGCGTTGGTCGTTGTTGATACAGCGAACTCCACCAAAACGGCCCCTGAACGGACTTGATGCGGTTGAGAGCTTTCTCGTCGTACCGTTCCGGCCAAAGAGCTTGCCCAGGAGCTCGGCCCAGTGGGTCGTCTTTTTCGGCCAAAGCGGGGAGATTGAGCACGTCCCATACTTCGTCGCTGTCGGCCTGGGCGTTGGCAAGTACCCGGCCGGCGAGATCGTCAGCGTGCCAACGTGTTTGGATCAGGATGATTGAGCCGTTAGGTTCAAGTCGTGAGTAAGCCGTCGAGGTGTACCATTCCCAGGTTTTCTCCCGGAACGTTGGCGAGCTCGCCTGCTCGGCATTCTTCACCGGGTCATCGACAATCAGCAGGTCGGCACCTTTTCCGGTGAGCGCGCCGCCCACGCCTGCTGTTTGCATCCCGCCGCCATGCTTGGCGATCTCCCAACGATCCGCCGCTGTCGATCCTTCGCTGAGTCGCACGCCGAACGCTGGATCTCCAAACACGCTCAGCAGGTCGCGAACCTTTCGCCCCCACTGGCTCGCAAAGTCGGCCTCGTAGGACGCGAGCATCACCCGCCGCCATGGCCATGTCCCCAGGTACCACGCCAGGAAATACTTGCTCGTGAACTCAGACTTCCCGTGTCTCGGTGGCATGCTCACCATGAGCCGCTTCGTTCGACCCGCTGCCACTTCGCAAAGTTTCTGATTCAGTAACGCCAGGTGATCCGGGCACACCCAACGGCCCCGGCTCGCCAGCCTCGCGAATCCCGCCGGAGTTCGTCCCGTCAGTCTGAGCGAGGCGTCTGTCGAGTTCACAGGCAAGGGCCAGCAGCTCGGGGTCGTTCAAGGTCGAGATTGTGCGTTCGCGAGCAAACAGCGGATCGCCGTCCTGGCCGGTGTGTTCGTGCTTCTCGGTGGGTTTGCCGAGAACCCGGTCGATCAGGTAGATGTTTGCGGCCCTGTCGGGCGGTCGATGGTAGATGCGGCCTTTTTCAGGGTCTTCCACCCAGAACCCGTCAGCCAGCCAGTCGAGGTTGGCCTTGTATCGTTGGAGATCCGCTGCCATCGCAGCAACCAGCGAATCTTGCAGCTCCTGGATTCGCGAGCGTGCCATTTAGTACCACTTGTTCTTGTCCGCGTCGTAGATCCGCAAGGGAGCCTTGGGGTTTGCGTTCCGCTCTTTGTCGATCGGGTCCGACTCGCGGATCTGCACCCACATCGTGACGCACTTGTGGCACACCGGATAACGCCAGCGGTCGGAGTTGTCCGGGTGCATCCAGCCCATCTTGGCCAAGTTCACGGGCGCGCCACACAGGCCGCACGTGTACCGTGGCGGCATCAGGCCGCAGGTACCGGCGGGAGCGAGCTCGCCGTCGGAGCCTGTCCAGTCCGTAGACATGCTGGCTGGCCGTTACCGCCTGGGTCCAAGGGGCAGTAACCAATCGAGGCCATGCGCTTGTTGTTCGCCTCGGCGGTTTCCAGCTCGCGAATCTTTTCGGCCAGCCCTTCGTGTTCCACCTTGCTGGCCTGGAGCGCGAGCCACCGCAAACCGATTTCGTGAGCCGCGCGCACCAGGAGCAGAGCCAGGGCGAGCACTGAACCCCAGATGCCAACGGTGCCCGGTGCCGCCTGAGCAAACAAGCCGCCCAGACTCGCGCAGGCAATCCCGATCCCGGTGATAGCGTTGGCGTGGGTGTCAGGGTGCATGGTCACTTGGCTCCCAGGGCGGTGAGGAGTGTTTGAGCCGCTTCAATCGTAGAACGCAAGTAGGCGATGAGAGGCTCGAAGGCAATCGGGGGCAAGGGCTGTGGCGTGGGCGGTAGTGGCTCAGGTGTGGGCGGTACCGGCGTTGGTATAGGGGCAGGAGTTGGATCTGGCTGGCCGGGTGCAAGTTCGACGCTATGGGCATCTAACCCCGCGTATGCTTGCCAAGTCGCAAACGAGCCCGTTGTCAGTGCAGACCAAACGTATGCGTCCTTGGCCACCGTCGCTGTGTATATGTTGCGATCCCAAGTGATTTTGGTGGCGTGGCCAACACTCACCGGCTTGAGACTCACGTTCCTGAGCGGGTTGCCTCGGTAGTCCTTCGCCTGGTTGTTCACTCGGTTGTCAGTGACGGCCAGATAGCGAACGGGAAGCTGATTCCCGATACTGAGATCGCCCCCGTTGTCGGATCGCTCGTTCCGCACCGCGATGGCGTCGGGTACGTAGGCACCTTCGCTGTTGTGATGGAACGAATGTAACCCGTCGTAGTTCACGCACACCTGACGTTTTTCGTTGAACCCGCCAATCGCTCCCGTGTGGTTGCCGTCGTGGATCGCCACCGGTCCCCAACTCGGAGCCGGGCTCACGATGTGGTTGTACGTGCCCTGGTTCTCGAAGATCGCCCCGCAGAGCATGTGGGTGTCATGCGCCGAGTAGCCTGAGACGTTGCCGTCGAACACCGAGTCGACGCACACACCGCCGCCGCGCTGCTGCACGCCAGAGAGCCCGTTGTTGCGGTACCGGCCCTCGTTGATCAGCGTCTGCCGGGTCATCTGGGCCAGATACACGCCGTGACAGAAAACGTCGTTGTCTTTGGGCGTTGGCGTCTCGCCGTCATACCGCCACCCGCACTGGTCGAATACGCAGTGTGAGATCAGGAAGTCGCCACAATGGGCGATGAATAACCCTTGGACGTGTGCCGGGTTACTTGGGCTCGTGTGGACGTTCTGGACCGTCACCTGGTACAGAGCGTTCTTGATCGGTGCCAATTTCTGAGCCGATCCGTACGAGCCGATTAACTGCACGTTATCGAACAGACAGTTAGCCAGAACCACGTGATCTTGTGGCCCGCCTGCTGGCCAGACTGGACCCTTGCAAGAGTCGCCTATCGGACCCTGGAACTTGAGATCCAGGAAATACTGAAAAGGTGCGTCAGCAGCTCGGCCCGTACGGCTATCGGCCTGCCGGAACCAGTTGCGGAGCCCGTTGGGATCGGGAGCGTTGCTCGTGTCGCCCATCAAAACGGGTTGAGACTTTGGGTCGACCCCGTAGTCCTTGTTCCAATACGAGTCGTAAACGGTCGGCTTGCCCAGGCTGCCGTAGTACGCTGTCGTCCAACTCTCGAACGGGAAGACGTCGCCACGAAGGAACCTCACGCGAATGTTCGCCTGAGTGGGTACGGCCTTGAACAACTTGCCCAGCGTCTTCCAGGGTTTGCCCTGGCTGCCGTCGTTGGCATCGTCACCGTGGCTCGAACTCAGGTAGTACGTCGC